GACGTCACGAACGTCCTCGACCTCGCCACGGTCCCCTCGAAGCTGGACTACGTCAAGCAGGTCCAGTACTCCTCGTCCGGCGCCGGCCTCAACCAGGCCGACAAGGTCTTCCACGACACCCGGACGCTCACCGCGTCGTCGAACGAGGACCTCGACCTCGCCGGCGTGCTCGTCGACGCGTTCGGTGTCGCGATCACCTTCGCCCGCATCAAGACGCTCATCGTCCGCGCGGACCCGTTGAACATCAACAACGTGGTTGTCGGTGGCGCAGCCGCGAACGGGTTCATCAACTGGGTATCGGACCCCACTGACAAGATCGTGGTGAAACCGGGCGGCCTTTTCATGCTGGCCGCACCGGACGCGACCGCCTACGCCGTCACCGCGGCCACCGGAGACCTGCTGCGCGTCGCCAACTCCAGCTCGGGCAGCAGCGTCAACTACGACATCGTCCTCATCGGCTCCAGCACGTGAGGACGTGAGCAGTCATGGCACTGGTCTACGCCACCCGCACAGACCTCACTGGCTACGTCCCGGCGGGTACCACCGTCCCGGCCGAGCCGGAAGCCACCCGGCTGCTCACATCGGCGTCCAAGCAGATCCTGCAAGCCACCATGACCGCGTTCTACGACACCGACACGGACGGCTATCCGACCGATACCGCTGTCCGGCAGGCGTTTCGGGACGCAACGTGTGCACAGGCCCTGTGGTGGCTGATCAACCCGGGTCTGGAGACCGGCACTGCCGCGCAGTACAAGTCTGTGTCCATCGGGTCGGTCAGCCTCACGCGGGACACGGGCGCTTCGGCCGGGCCCCTGCCGCGGATGGCTCCGCAGGCGGACATGGAGTTGCGCAACGCCGGTGTCCTGCCGGGTTCAGTCCTGTCGTGGGAGGGCGGATGGCCGTAAGCATCGCGTTCCTGATGGTCCACACGGTCACGGTCGAGCCCTACCTCGGTGACACCGCCTACGGCGGGAAGTACGGGCCACCGGTCACCGTGCCGTGCTTCATCGACGACAAGCGCCGACGGGTCCGCAACGACGCCGGCGAAGAGGTCGTGTCGGAGTCCACGTTCTACACCGACGACATGACGTTGCAGGTGCCGATCAGGTCGCGGGTCACCGTCAACGGCCGAACCGCGACCGTGATCACGGTGGCGCGCCGTGACGGCGGCGGCATGCCCACGCCGGATCATCAGGAGGTGGCGCTGACATGACGATGATCCAGACGCGCCTGCACTGGGACGGCGACAAGCTCGACCGGCGAGCACATTCGGGGGCGGCGCAAGGGCTCCGGAACGCGGCCGAGCACATCCTCCAGGTGTCCCGCGAGCAGGTGCCTATCGAAGAGGGCACGCTGGAGCGGTCCGGGCGGGCCAGTATGGACCGCAGCTCGCTCACCGCGGCGGTCTCCTATGACACCGTGTACGCGGCCCGGCAGCACGAGGAGCTGACGTGGCAGCACGCACCGGGCCGGAAGGCGAAGTACCTCGAAGACCCGTTCCTCACTGAGGAGCCTCAGGTCGCGGCGCTGATCCAGGCCGCGATCCGGCGCGCTCTGATCGCTGGGATCGCGGGCTGACGTGGCTCTGCTGGACGGCATCGCCCGGTACCTCGACCAGCTCGGCCTCGTCGAGTTCGACGAAACCGGGACCACGGGTGACTGTTTCGAGGAAGTCATGCCGGACAAGCCCGACAGCGCGGTGAGTCTCACGCTGTACGGCGGGCCGGAGCCGGACTCGAAGCTGCCGTACGAGGAGCCTCGCGTGCAGGTGCGCGTGCGCGGGGGCGCTGACCCGCGCGTGTCGCGCGCGCGTGCGCAGGCGATCTACAGCGCGCTGCACGGCCTCGACCACGAGACGCTGCCGGACGGGACCTTCGTGGTGCTGTGCATCGCGATCAGCACGCCCGCGTCGATCGGCCGTGACACCAACAGTCGGCATGAGCACGTCATCAACTTCCGGTGCGAGATCACCAGCGTGACCGCGCACCGGTCCTGACCTCCTTCTCTACCAACCTGTTCCCGGCCGTGGTGTCGGGTGTTTTGCCGTGCCCGGGAGGACACACCATGAAGCAGAGCGCACGCGACTGGACCTTCCAGGTCCTCGACGCCGACAACGTCACCTGGTTGACGATCACCGAACTGAACGACTGGGAGGAGGACCGCGGCGCGAACGACGCCATCACCGAGACCACCGTTTTCGCGTCGGCCGGCCAGTACGAGGGCCAGAAGATGCAGATCGGCGCCTCCCTGAAGCTGTCCGGGTTCGGCGACTACAACAGCAGCGGCGTGCAGGCGGCTGGGCAGGCCCGCGTCGAGGCGCTGAACGGGATGTTCGCCAACGCGAGTTTGGGCAAGTTCCGGTTCCGGCACTCCACGCAGACTCTGTGGACGCTGTGGAACACCGCGTTCGTGCAGCTGGGGTCGCGTGGCGGCGGGAACAACGACAACTCGAAGTGGGAAGCCACGATCACCCGCTCCGGCGCCGCGACCACGATGTGAGGTGACCTGTGACCGCAGTACGTGAGCTGTATGACGAGGGCGGCCGGTACCTCGGCAAGGAGCGTCTACCCGAGACGGGCGACCGCGTCGAGCACGAGCAGGAAGCGGACTTCGAGGCGTTCTGGTCCTCGTACGCCCCTACGCTCGAAGAAGACAAACCGGAGACCGTCACGATCTTCGGTGTCGATGTCGAGATCCCCCACGACCTTCCGTTGAAGGTCACCGTCCAGGTGGAACGGTTCCAGGACTCCGCCGACATCGACACCATCCGCCACCTCGTCGGGCTGATCTTCGACGCCGACGTGCTGGGCGAGTGGATCGAGCGCGACATCACCGAAGAACAGTTCGCTGTGCTCCTCGTGTGGGGCATGGCAAACGGCAAAGGCCAGAAGACTACATTCGCCGAGGCCGCTGCCTTGGTGAAGGCCCGCGAGGCGGACAAGGGAAAAGCCCCGGCCCCGGTGACGCCGATGAACCGGGCGGATCGGCGCGCGACCGCCAAGCGTGGCTACAGGTCCGGCGCTGCTGGGGCCTGATCGTCGCCGACTTCCGGCGCGAGTACGACATCACGCCGGAGCAGCTCGCCGACCTGCCCACCCGAGTGTTCCTCTGGTACCTCGCCGGTCTCTCACCAGACGCCGTGACCCGCCAGGTGATCGCGGACATGCCCGTGGAACTCACCAACCGTGGCGAAATCGAAGCCCTCACCAATCGACTTCGGTCCTGACTCGACAGTGCGGGGGTGACTGATGGCGCTCACGGTCGGCGAGTTGGTCGGATACCTCAAACTGGACGACTCCCGCTGGAACACGGTCATGGCCCGCGCCCACAAGACGCTTCAGGGCATGGCTGGCCGCCTGCAAACCGCTGGCGCGCATGTCGGTCGCCTGTCCATGGGGATGGTCAAGCTGGCCGTCACCGCCGGTGCGGCCGCGTCCACGCTCACCCACCTGGTCAACGTGCTCGGCGGCGCCGGCAGCGGCATGTTCGCCATGGGCACCGCGGCAGTCGGTGTCGCCGCCGCGGGGATCGCCACGATGATCGCCGTCACCCAGACACTGAAGCTCGGCACGGCCGGCCTCGGCGACGCCATGAAGGCCATCGCGTCCGGCGACGCCGCGAAGTACCAGGAAGCGCTCCAGAAACTCTCCCCGGCCGGCCGGGAGTTCGCCGAGAGCATCCGCAAGCTCAAGCCCGCGTTCGACTCGCTGAAGCTCGACGTCCAGCAGCATCTGTTGCAGGGCTTGGGCGCCGAGGTCCAGAAGACCGCGACCGCGTTCCTTCCCCTGATGCGCGAACAGTTCACGAGTTTGGCGACCGTGCTGAACCTGACCGCGAAGGAAGTTCTCGGGGTCGCCCGGTCCGGCGAGAACCTGTCGACGCTGCACGGCACGGTCATCAACATCACGCGCGGGTTCAACTTCGCGACCCAGGCCGCTGCGCCACTGACACAAGCAATGATCGACATCGTCAACGCCGGGTCCGCGGGGCTACCCAGGGTCGGGACAGCCTTGCGTGACGTCGCCGAGCACTTCGCCGCGTTCGTCCACGCGAAGCAGCAAAGCGGCGACCTGGCCAAGGCGTTCGACGCGGGCATGACGAAGATCGCAGAGTTCGGTCGCATGGTCCGCGACTTCGGTGTGGGCGTGGCGAACGTGTTCCGGATCGGCGCGCAGCAAGGCGAATCCTTCGGCGGCACCCTGTCCCGCGTCGCCGCCTCGTTCCGCCGGTTCACCGAGTCCGCCGACGGCCGCGCGGTCCTGGGCGACGTCTTCAGTTTGATCCACATGCTGTCCGACGCGTTCGGCACGTTCATGTCAGCGCTTCGCCCACTGCTGCCGGTGATCGGCGACTTCGCGAAGGTCCTCGGCGACCAACTTGCGAAGATCCTCGTCGAACTGGGTCCGGTCATCGCCGACGTCGGCAAGGTCCTCATCGACGCCTTGGCGGATGTGCTGCCCGAGCTGGTCCCGTTCATCATCGACCTGGCGAAGGGGTTCGGGCAGATCCTCAAGGCGGCGGCGCCGCTGATCAAACCGCTCGCGGACATCCTGGTCGCACTGACCCCGCTGATCGGCCCCATCGTGCGGCTCGCCGAGCAGCTGTTCCCCGTGCTCGCGCGGCTTCTGGAAGACCTCGCTCCCCTTGTCAAGGGCCTGGCCGACGTTTTCGGGTTCCTCATCGACGCTGTCGGCAAGGTGGTCGATGTCATCGACAAGGCCATCTCCGGCCTCGAAACCCTCATGCGGCCCCTCGACATCGTGCGCAAAGCGATCCTCATCCTGACTGGGCACGCCGACCTCCTCGGCGGGCACATGGAGGCCGGCATCGGGAAGGTCGTCAAGGGCGCCCAGGTAGCCGGTGGCTCGGCACCCGCATACGCGGCCGCTGGCGGGAAGATCGTCGACGCTCTCACGGGCGGGGTCGAGGCCGGGAAGGTCGGGTTCTGGAACCGGGTCAGCACGATGCTCGACGGGCTCCTCCCGAAGTACGGCGTCGCCGCGACAGCCGCTGACACGTCCGGGAAGGACATCGCCCGCGCGCTCGCTGGCGGGGTCGAGGCCGAGCAGGGCCTGGCGTGGGAGCGGATCGGGCTGATCCTCGACGGGTTCGTGTCCCTGATCGACGGCTCGGGGCCGCGGTTCAACGAGAAGGGCAGGAACCTCACCAAGCTGTTCAGTGATGGGTTCACGGCCGAGCAGCAGGATGCGTGGAACCGGGCCATCTCGCTTGTGACGGGTATCGAGAGCATCCTGAGTGGACGGTCTGCTGCGTTCGCTGAGAAGGGCCGTGCGCTGGCGAAGCTGTTCGGTGACGGCTTGTCGCAAGGCGCGTCTGGGGTTTACAGCACGGCGTCGGGGATCGCGAACCGTATCCCGGGGTTCTTCGAGAGCATCTCGCTGTACTCGCAGGGCGCGGCGATCACGTCGTCGCTGGAGCGGGGCATCAACTCGCGGGTCGGGTTCCTGAAGGGGCTGTTGAACAGCATCACGAACTTCATCCCGTCGTGGAAGGGCCCGGCCGAGCGCGATGCCCAGCTGCTCACCCCGGCCGGTGTGTCGATCATGCAGGGTTTGCAGGCGGGTATCCAGTCGCAGATCCCTGGCCTGCGCGGGCTGCTCGGCGGGGTCACGTCCGACATCCCTGGCATGGCTGGTGTCGGCGGCATGGTCGGCGGTGGCCAGGCCGGGAGCCGGCCGGTTGTGGAGCTGAGGATCGGCGGGGACGGCAGCGATTTGGCGACCGCGATCCTCCCTGGGTTGCAGAAGACGGTCCGCACCAGCGGCGGCGTGACCGTGGTGTTCGGGAAGTGAACTGATGCCGTTCTCGACCGTGACCATGTCGCCGAAAATCGAGATGTACCTCGGCGCCTGGACCGACATCACCAAGTACGTCCGCCTCTCCGACAGCCTCACCATCCGGCGGGGCATGGCCGACGAGTCCACGCAACCGATGCCGGGCACCTGCACGTTCACGCTCGCCAACCAAGACCTCAGGTTCAGCCCGAAGAACCCGACCAGCCCGTACTACGGGCAGCTGCGCCGCAACACGCCCGCGCGCGTGAGCTTGCGCTGCGCACAGGACACTTTCGACGGCCGCACCGTCGCATCCAGTTGGGGCACCTCGACATCCGGCGACACGTGGTCGACTACGGGCAGCGGCGGCTCGGTCCTGGCCTCGGATTGGAACGTCACGGGGGGCGCCGGGACCCAGTCCGTTCCGGTCACGACGGCCTACCGGCTCTCGTACCTGCCCGGCGCCGTCTACCGCGATATCGACGTGACCACCACGGTGTCCGTCCTCAGCGGCGTGGCGGTCACCGGGGGCGCGATCGAGCCCGCGAACCTCGTCCTGCGCGGCCTGTCGGTCACCAACTACCTCCTGGTGCGCGTGACCATCGAGACCGACCAGTCGGTCAAGGTCGGGCTGCTGCACTACGACGGCACGGTCTACGCGGCCGCCGTCACCGTGCCGGGTCTCGTGCACGGCAGCAACCAGCTCACTGTGCGAGCCCAGGTTGAGGGGCAGTCGTTTCGGGCGAAGGTATGGGATGCCGCGACCGGGGAACCGTTCGCGTGGAGTGTTGAGACACTCCTGCCGGACACCGTGCCGCCGGTCGCAGGATGGGTTGGTGTCCGGTCCGGTGTTAGCGCGTCCAACAGCAACACCAAGCCGATCGTGTTCTCGCACGACACCTTCGAGGTCCGGTCGACCAGGTTCGCGGGCGAGATCGCGGACTGGCCCCACACCCTCGACGTCAACGACGCGGTAATCGGGGTCACCGCCGCCGGGCCGCTACGCCGGATCTCGCAAGGCAACGCGCCGCTCCAGTCAGCGTTGCGCCGCAACGCCCCGTCCCTGACCGGCCTGGTCGCGTACTGGCCATGCGAGGACGGCGTCGATTCGGTCGGCATCGCGCCCGGTATGGACCACGGGCAGATCATGGGCGTGAACAACGTCTTCAACACGATCCAGTTCGCTGCCTACAGCGGATTCGAGGCGTCCGACGCCATCCCCATCACCAACGGCAGCTGGTGGTCCAGCTGGATCACGGGCTACGCCAGCACCGGCAAGGTCCAGTTGCGTTTCCTCGTGCACGTGCCGTCCGGAGGTGACACCGACGGGTCGGTGATCGCATCGATCTACACCAACGGCGGGATCACCACGAACTACCTGTGGGAGATCATCTACCTCAACACCGGCAACGTCCGCCTGAAGCTGTGGGACAACCCGTTCGTGTCGTCCGTCATGGACTCTGGGATTCTTGGCGCGGACATCAACGGCAAAGACCTGATGGTGTCCCTGGAGCTCCAAAACACCGGCGGCAACATCGGGTGGACACTCGGGTTCATCGCACCGGGAGCCACCGGCGCGGGGTTCTTCAACGGCACGGTGACCGGCGCGCAGATCGGGTCGGCTACGTCGGTCAACATCAACCCCGCGCTCCCGAACAAGCTCAACACCACCGCGGTCGGCCAGATCACCGTTCAGAACACCATCACCTCGTTCTTCGACCGCTTGCTCCCGCTCGACGCGTACCGCACCGAGACCGCGATGCCTCGCATGGTCCGGCTCACCAGCGAGGAGAACGAGTCGTTCGCGGTCATCGACGTCCCCGGCGCCTCCGAGGCCATGGGATTCCAACGGATCACGTCGCTCAAGGACCTGCTGTTGGAGGCCGCTGAGGCAGACCAGGGTGTCTTCTACGAACAGCGGTCCTCGCCGACGCTCGCATACCGGCAACGCTCCACAATGTACAACCAACCTGCGGCTGTCACCGTGGACTTCAGTCTGCTGTCTACGCCGTTCGTGCCCACAATGGACGATCAGCAGACCCGGAACGAGGTCACCGTGACCCGCCCCGGTGGGTCGTCGTACACATCGACGGTGACCACCGGTCCACTGTCCACACAGAAACCACCGGTCGGTGTTGGCCCGTACCCGGACGAGATCACGGTCAACGTCGCGTCCGACACCCAACTGCCCGATCAGGCTTCGTGGCGGACCACGCTGGGCACCGTCGACGAGATGCGCGTCCCGAAGATCAAGGCACAGCTGAACTCGGCACTGATCGCGGCCAACCCGCTGCTCGCGCTTCAGCTGCTGGACCTCAACGTCGGCGACCGGGTCCTCGTACAAAGCGCTGAAGGATATGGGATCTTCGATGACATCTCGCAGATCGCACGCGGTTTCACCGAGACGATCAGGACCTTCGAGGTCACCGTCGAGGCCACGTGCTCCCCAGAATCGCCGTTCCAGGTGATCTCACTCGACTCGGTGCTCGGCCGGTTGGACTCGGACCGCACCACCACGGGCAGCACCACAATGACCACAACGTCGAACTCGCTCACGCTCGCTGGGGACACGTGGACCACCACCGATGTGCCGTTCGATGTCATGGTGGCGGGCGAGCAGATGACGGTCACCGCGGTTTCTGGTGGCTCACCACAGGTTGCCACGGTCACGCGGTCGGTCAACGGCGTGGTCAAGGAACACGGAAACAACGAGCCGATCACCCTCGCTCGTCCCGCACGGCTGGCTTTCTGAGGGGTAACAATGGTTTTCGTCGCTGGCCAGCTCCTGTACGCGGCAACGCTCAACGAGGCGGTGACCACTCTCACCGGTGGTGTGCTACGCACATCGACCGACACCGCAACGTCCGGGACGACCGAGAAGGCTTGGGCGACAACAACAGCGATCCCCTTGTACGCCAACACGACCTACCACGTGACGTGCGAGGTCTTCTGGAACAACAGCGTCAACGGGGACGTGTTCTTCATGCGTCTGAGGGACACCAACACTAGTGGCACTATCTACTCTGGAATCGTCGCCCAGACCGGTCTCGGCGGCGGACCGTACTCGACGACACACACGTACACGTTCACCACCTCGTCCGCCACATCCAAGACATTCGCGGCGTGCCTCGTGCGGGGGTCTGGGACGGGCACGGCAACGGTGCAGCTGAACTCGCGGGTATCGGTGTACCGCGAGGGTGCGAGCGGGATTCTGGCGACGGCGTAAGGAGAAGGCGCGTGGAGGAGTATCCCGGCAGGGGCGGTGGGCATCTCGCGCTCGGCGGCGATGTGAGCATGACGTGGTTGCGTGGCCCGGCGGACGACGAGCTGATCGGGCTGTCCGAGTATCACGAGTGTCTTCTGCCGCACGACGATCGGATCTGTTGGGTGTTGGCGGTGTGGGAGGACGGCTACCCGTGGCCGAAGACTCA